CGCGCAGACAACTGCGGTCACTCTGGTCAATGCGCCAGTGATCACTACTTATCAAACACTCGATGGCAAGGCTTACAAGCACATCGATGATCAGTGGACTCTCAACATTTCACTTCTTGCAGATTGGGGCGCAACTTCATCACTCTTTGAAGCAATGTGGACTGCGTTTTCATCTGCTCCAAATACTGCACTTGCATTCACACTTGTATCAGCAACCGGCGCATCATTTGCCGGCAACGTCTTTCCAGTGGCTCCAACAGCTGGTGGCGCTGCTCCAGATGCACAGACTGACACTTGGGCAATGCTTTGCTCTACAACACCAGTTCTGACAATTACCTGATCCAACCTATAGAAACGGGAGCACGAAATGCGACTACCAATCACAATCGAATACACAAATGGCGAATTCGGTACATATACCGCACAACCGCCAGAGTGGGCTAAATGGGAACAAAAGACAGGCAGCACGATTTCGCAGGCGCAGGAGAAGATCGGAATCTCTGATCTTCTCTTCCTTGCGTGGAATGCGATGAAACGTGAAGCCGGTGGTAAGCCAATAAAAGGATATGAAATTTGGTGTGAAACAGTGGCCGACGTGACAGTCGGTGACGTTCTCCCAAAAGTTACGCCGCCGGAAGCGTAAATCGAATCCTCGTCGAGCTTGCAATTGCGACGGGAATTCCGATGAGCGAATGGACAACGGCGGAACAAATTTATACAGCCTTCGAGATACTGGAGAAGCAAAGTGAGCGACAACGTTGAAATTGCCTATAATAAGCAAGATTTGCGAGCCATCACTTCAGCTTTCAAGGCAATGGATTCTGAAGCTACCGATGCAGCTAAACGCGAATCTTCAGCTTTGGCCGAATATGCTCAAGGCAAAATCCAGCAAAAGGCGGTTACCAGAGGTAAAGCAGCCGACAGAATTGCCAGTGGCTCCCGTGTTTCTAAGTCGTCAAAGATCGGTGAACTTTCTTTTGGTTTCGTAAGTCAGAAATTCTCCGGCGGTGCAACAACAAAGGATCTCTGGGGCGGTACGGAGTTCGGATCAAATAAATTCAAGCAGTTTCCTATCTGGTCAGGGTCAACCGGACGTGGTTCGACTGGTTGGTTTATTTATCCGACACTTCGCCAAATACAGCCAGAGATCATTGCTAAGTGGGAAAATGCTTTTGATCGAATCCTGAAGGAGTGGTAAATGGCCGGACAATCGCGCACACTCAAGCTCTCGATTCTTGCTGATGTAGATCAGCTCAAAAAGTCACTTCAACAAGCTAACGGAGACGTCGATGATTCATCGTCGAAAATGGGCGATTTTGCCAAGAAAGCAGGATTGGCTTTTGCCGCTGCTGGGGCTGCTGCTGGCGCTTACGCAATCAAGATTGGAATCGATGGTGTTAAGGCAGCGATTGAAGATGAAGCAGCTCAGGTCAAATTAGCCAACGCCCTTAAATCTGCAACAGGTGCAACCGAGGCACAAATTGCGGCCACCGAAGATCAGATTCTCAAAATGTCTCTGGCCACTGGCGTCAGCGATTCGAAACTTCGTCCAGCCTTGCAGCGCATTGCGCTTTCGACAAATGATCTCAGCAAAGCACAAGATCTTCTTTCGGTTGCTCTTGATGTTTCAACTGCTACGGGAAAGCCGCTTGAAGCTGTAGCAAATGCCATTGGAAAAGCCTACGACGGCAATACTGCCGCGCTTGGCAAACTAGGCATTGGACTTTCATCAGCTGAACTTAAAACAATGTCATTTACGGACGTACAGACAAAGTTGACAGATTTATTTGGTGGCGCTGCAGCTGCTAACGCTGAGACATATCAAGGCCGCTTGGATCGATTGAAAGTTACATTTGAAGAAGCAAAAGAAACTATTGGCTATAAATTGCTCCCAATAATTCAGCAATTGGTTGATTTTATCGTGAGCAAAGTCGTGCCTGCTCTTGGCAAATTTGCGGATTTCTTCAAGCCAATCACTGATGCAATTGATAACAACAAAGAAGCATTTACAGAGTTTATCGGCTTTATTCAAAAATATGTCGTGCCGGTTCTTGTCACAGTCTTGGGCGGTGCTTTCAAAGTCGTTGGCGAAATTGCTGGAGGAATTATCAATGTGATTGGTGCGGTTATCAACGGCCTTAATGCTCTTATTTCGGGAGCCGTTGCCGGAATCAATGCACTAATTAAGGTATACAACTCAATTCCGTTTTTGCCCAATGTTGGTCTCATTTCAGCTCCATCAATTAACGTTCCAAGCGTTTCGATTCCTAAAACAACTACTCCAAGTGTTCCATCTATTTCCGTTCCGGGAACTGGCGGTGGTTCAACTTCAGGGGGCGGAGGTGGCAGCGGCAGTGGTGCGATGATGGAGGTAGCAAGCGCAGGAGCAGATGCGGCAATTAAATCTCAAGTTGTAACAGGAGATTTTAACGTTGGCAGTTTCCGTAAAGCCGAAGCAGCTAGTTCTGGAACAACAATCAATCTGACAGTCAATGGCGCTTTCGACAAGGAAGGCACTGCTCGGACAATCGTGGACACTCTCAACGATTCTTTCTATCGCGGAACTGGCGGCGGTGGTAATTTGATGGTTGCTAACTAATGACTCAGTGGTCTCCGGAATGGAAAGTATTGATCGAAGGCGTCGAATTCACTGACGTCGTTTTGGCCAACCTTGCAATTTCGTCTGGTCGCACAAATATCTATACTCAAGCCCAAGCCGGATATTGCACACTCAATCTCATCAATCTCAACGTCGGTGCAATCACTGCCGAAATCAATGATTCGGTCTCAATTCAGGTCAAAGATACATCTGGAACATTTGTGCCAATTTTTGGCGGATCCATTGTGGACGTCTCTGTGACTGTCTCGCAGGTTGGCTCGGTGGCAATTACTCAAGAGATCACAATCACGGCTCTGGGGGCGCTTGCAAGGCTTCAAAAGGCATTGACAAATGGTGTCTTGACAAAAGATTTTGATGGCAATCAAATCTACACAATTCTTGAAGATCTCTTGGTCAATAACTGGGCCGAAGTTCCAGCAGCTCTTACTTGGGCAACTTACACGCCAGCCACGACAACTTGGGCGGATGCAGAAAATACAGGTCTGGGAGAGATAGATCGTCCAGGCAATTACGAGCTTGCAGCTCGTGGGTCTAGCCAAACTGTAACCTGGAATTTGGTTGCTGACTTGGCTACCTCTGGACTTGGTTATTTGTACGAAAACGCTCAAGGCCAGATTTCCTATGCCGATTCGACGCACAGATCGATCTACTTGGCGGCCAATGGATACACCGACCTAGATGCTAATCAAGCTCTGGGCCGTGGAATCAAGATCCAGACAAAAGCTGGAGATATTCGCAACGACGTTTCGATAGTCTGGAAATCCGGAACTCAGACTGCCACGGACGCCGCTTCTATTGCTCTTTATGGAAAACTGGCGCAACAAATAACCACGTCTCTGGAAAAGTCCGCCGATGCGCTATCTCAAGCCAATTTCTATCTGACGCTCAGGGCGCAGCCACAGGCATTCTTGGAATCAATCACTTTTGCTTTGACTAATCCGGAGCTTGACGATGGTGATCGAAATTCTTTGATCAATGTATTTATGGGTCAGCCGATCTCGCTGTCCAATTTGCCGGTCAATATGCAGTCCGGAAATTTCTTGGGCTTTGTCGAAGGCTGGCGATTCCAGGCTTCTTATAACGAATTATCCGTGACGCTGATCGTCTCTCCATTGCCATTCTCACTCCAGGCGATGGAATGGCAGGATGTAAGTGTCGCTGAAACATTCAATACACTATCTGGCACACTTGACTATGCACACGCATTAGTCGTGAATTAAGGAGAAACGATGGCAAATCCAACAACAAACTTCGGCTGGGTGATGCCGACAAGCTCAAGTCTTGTCACGAATCTTCCGGCTGATTTCAACACATTCGGCCAGGCTGTTGATACATCGATGGCGCAGCTCAAGGGCGGATCTACGGGTCAAGTCTTGTCAAAGACTAGCGCGACCGATATGGCTTTCACTTGGGTCACTCCAACGGATCAGACACCACTGACAACCAAGGGCGATCTCTTTACGTTCACAACTGTTGATGCGCGTTTAGCTGTTGGCAACAACGGCGAAACTCTCGTAGCAGATAGTTCCACTTCAACAGGCTTGCGTTATACGGCTGGAACAGTCCAAGCAAATCCAGTTCTAAACTCAGCCTTTCAAATTTTCCAGCGTGGAACTTCAACTGCTGGTTCAACGACTGCTTTTGGTGCAGACCGTTGGCAAGCGTATCGCGGAACGACAGGTTCAACTTATAGCCGCCAAGTAACTAATGACACTACAAACTTGCCGTCTATTCAGTATTGCCTAAGAGTGCAACGCGATTCAGGAACTTCAGCAACTAACCAAATTATTTTGGGTCAAAACTTTGAGACAGTTAACTCAATTCCTTATGCTGGAAAGACGGTAACATTTTCTTTTTATGCTCGTGCAGGTGCTAACTATTCTCCAACATCTAGTGCGTTGCCCGCATACATTTACACTGGTACTGGAACAGACCAAAACGGTATTTCTAGCGTTTATACAGGCAACGCCGCAAGCCTTAGCGGTACTGCAACGCTGACAACGACTTGGCAGCGATTTACTTTTACTGGAACATTGCCAACAACTATGACAGAAATGTCTATCCAGTTCCCAATGAACCCAGTAGGCACTGCTGGTGCTAATGATTACTACGAAATAACAGGCGTACAGTTAGACATTGGCAGCGTTGCATTACCTTTCAGAACTTACGCTGGAACA